ATTGGCATAAATAAACGACCAAATAGTCTACCTAAGAACGAAACAACCTTCATTCCCTTACTTAGTCCTGGTATGATTGAACTAATAGTTTTAGAAATGTTTCCAATTCTACTCAGTATATTTTTGAGAAAATCTCCTATTACTTTTCCTCCAGACCCAAGGCCTTGAAACAACTTTCCTATCTTAGAGAAACTTACTACAGCTGTTCCTGCAGTTTTTGTAACCTTTGTAAATGATTTTAATCCTTTACCCATTAACGTACTAAATGAGGTTAACCCCTTTCCAATAAGTTTAAATGTTTTTACAGTAAGTGTAAAAGGCAACAAAAGTAATCTACCTATTCTAAATTTCATGATAAGTTTAGTAAGTTTTTTAAAAGGCGCTATGATTCTTTTATAAAAATCCATTATACCTAATGCAAATCCACCAGCAAAAACTGCTATGGCGGTAGCAATTCCTTTGAATCCAAATTTAAAATCAAGTACTTTACCCATTTTACCACCACCATCACCACCAGCACCAGCACCTTTTAATTTGTTTTTTTTCTGCAGATGATTCTAATTTATCATATTTCGCAGCTTTACCAATCTTCAATTGTTCCATTATTGCTCTAGACATAGTTCTAAGCAAAATCGTGTTTTCAGATTGTGTTTTTCTATCGTGTTCGGCATCGCTTATTAAGGTGTTATTGATAGTGTCTAAAGTTGCTGTTGCCATTTTAATACTTAGCCTTTTCGTGTTTTGCGTTTTCTTCGTCTATATGATTCTTTAATAATGCCACATATATTTCTCTTTCCCAAGGCATCATATAGTCTAAATCGGTTAACGAATAATTAAAGTGTTGCATCATCAGGAAATTTGTATTATAATAATTTTCCAAATTATCATGAGAGAGGCATACTAAAAAAAACTTTCCATTCCTTCTAATAGTCTTGTGTTCGGATGACTGCAGTGTTCACAATTAAAATTTATATTTTGTGATAATTTAGGCACTTTTTCTATATAGTCAGTCAACTTAGTAAATTGTCCCGTAGTCAAAGAATCTAAGAATCTTTGTTTCTCTTCTAATGGTTCATCTTTAAATGATATATTATCAGTTTCAGTTTGTATTGAGTCCATGCACCCTATTACAAAATTCATCATATCAGCAGTTGATAACTCTTCAGCATCACCACCTTTAACACTTCCATCAAGAAGAATACTATAAGATGGATGTTTCATTTTAAGTTTTATTTCAGGTGTTAATTCGATAAGAGTATCAATATCATTCTTATTAATTTGGGGTGGATTAATACCTTTTATATTAATTGATACTTCTGTAAATTTCTCACATTCATCGCATGGTAATTGTATATTAGATGTTTCGCCTACAGAAACAGCTCTAATTTGAGTAAACATGTAATCTATATCATATGTTGGAAGTGACCGAGTATTTATATTTCCTTCTATACATGCCTCAACCGTTTTTAACATACCACTTATCATTTGCACTTTATCTTTTGATTCATTAGCTATCATTAAAATCTTTTGTTCTTTTACTAACATTGGTCTATATTGTACTACCTGTTTAGAAGATGGTACTTCCATACTATAACTAGGTGATTCATTCAATCTTGGTAATGCCATTATTATTCCTTCTTATTATATTAAACTTGATATGTTTTTATCAAGTATGGGTCCTAAAGCCATTTTGGCCACGCCTCTCAAGAGACTCGTTTCTAAAACTTTTACATTTGTATAACTTAATTGTACTGTTAACTCTGATAGAGCATCCAGTTCATTACTTAGTGCTACCTCTTGTATTGAAGTAGGGAAAGCATTTTCTAATACAACAGAATATACTATTGTATCATTTCCTAAAACAATATCTACTGCTCTGTCTAAAACACTTTTATTTGTTATTGGTTTTCTTAATTGATGTATTTTTATATCTCTTTGATAATCAAGCTTATATCCAACTTCGCTTGTTTCTTCATTAATAATTTTTCTTTTCCAACCCTCAAAGAACCTCATTACACCATAATCATTTAGTAGGTGAAAAGACATTGACACATCAGGAACAGCATATCCATATGCAATTAGTTCAGGTTGCATACCAACTCCTCGTTCCCTAGTTAAAATTTGTTTACCAGGTATTGTCGTAGTTTTACATAATAAATCCATTTCCCTTCCTTGAGGAACACCACCAATTAATTCACCTAATGTAGGGCTTACCGCATTAAGAACATTATCTATCGCTGGTACATTAAATGGCAAATTACTAAGTCCAGGGATATTCAGTGTACTTGCACCTGGTATTTGTATCAAGAATTGGTTTGCCATAGCCAAACCATTTTTACTGCTTATTAAACTTTTTAATTCTTCTATAGAAGCCATTTATATCATCTCTCTAGAGTTTTTGTATACTGTACTTTGCGAGCCCTTTTCCCATCTTGCGACAGGAAGAAATGTTGCTATTTCCCATTCATTAGCTGGTACTCTAGCAAATTTACTTTTCATTTGGCTGGTTAAGTAATGTTTAAAACACGGTTTGAACCATTTTGTTTTTGAAGTACCTTGTAACATCTTATATGTTAATCTAAATTTAGTAGTATCATTAAATTTCTTATTGTTTGTATTATCCATTAATGCATCTAATAACTTTGCTCTTAAAATCATTGGAAGATAGTGTAAATTTAATCCATAGAAACCACCTTCTGCTGGTCCAACTATAACTGTTAGTGGAAACCTATCATAAAAAGGTAAGGTATCTTTTGTCTTTGGATCATAAAAGAACATGTTCATAGAACCAATTAATTGTCGAGAGTTTAATGTAAGAGAATCGTCTTTCATTAAAGCATTAGCCGAAACGTTTTTCATAGATTTTAATTTACGCATGAACCATGCACGTGATTCTTTGGTGCGAGGGTCTATTCCTGCCTTAAATGCTTCTTGTTCTACAGTTTGAAATATGTTACTCATAATTCTATTTATACTTTTTTCTTAACTTTTTTAAAAGGAGCAAGAGGTTTAAGAGGTTTTAATTTATTTAACTTAGGCATAATCCCCATTGAATGTAATGTATGTTCTGTCCATATTTGAAACTTCCAACCTCTATCCTTTGCAAAGGAGTTTGCGGCTTCCCATTTATTCATATTCTTTACATATGTTAGGGCTTCATTTATATATCTCTTGGATTTATCGGGTCTCTTGGGGACCTCAGTTTCTTTGTGTGGTTTAATCTCAACTAGTATAACTTCATTTGATTTGAATTTTATCTTTAAGTCTATAAAGTATCTATGGTATTTTTTATCTGCTTCATAGAAATATGGTACAACAATTTCTTCGGAAGACCATTCTACAATTTCATCATGAGTATCACACCAGATGAAAGCATATCTTTCCCAACCCGATCTATAAACAACCTTTGTAAAATCACCTTTATACTTCTTAGGATTTTTTACTTTATATCTTCCAGAATATGTCATAGTTTCGTTATAAATAATAATAATAATTAAAGTAGTTTTATTATTATTTATAGGAAAAAATATGGTAGCTGACAACACAACAGAAATAGATGATAATGAAATAGAAGAAACTTATTATTTTCCTCTAGAAAGACAAGGTAAATATAAAGCTAGAATATCATTTCAACCTTTGTATATAATTCCTGTTAGTGATCAGGCTATGCAAGCTATAGATAAAATAGCAAATGAACTTGATGAGTCGGAAAGTGAAGCTGGTGTTGCTGGTGCTGACGATGCATCATCCTATGAGCAACGTTATGCTGCAGGTATTACAACATTGCGTAAAGATAAAGCAAAGAAAGCTTTAGAAGGGGCTAAAGGTTTAGGCGGTTTAAAATTTAGACCCTTAAAAAAACATTGTTATCTTTATGCACCCACAGCACTAGCATTTAATGATGCCGTAAATATTGGTAATGCTTCACTTGGCATGGCAGGTGCGGCTGCACTCGGTGCTACAAATTCAGGTTCAAGTATTATGGGTTCTATATTAAAAGGAGTTGGTGCGGCTGGTAAATCGGCTTTTGATGCTATAAGTGCACCCGGTGAAGGTTCTGGTAGACTTGCAACACAAAGACTAGCACAAAAAATACCTAACGAAGGTCTTCAAAGTGCAGCAACTATTGGCCTTCAAGTAACAAGTAATCCAAATCAAAGGTCTATATTCGAAGGAGTTGCTATGCGAAGTTTTAGTT